CTTGCGCTGGTGAGGCGCGCCGCATTCAGCCGCGCTGAATATGCCCCACGTCGTTCGATAACCCATTCCTGCCAAGTCCTCGATGACGTCGGACAGCCCCAACGAGATATGTCCTTCGACGTTTTCAAAGAAACATAGCTTTGGTCGCATTGCAGCAATTCCATCTGCAATCCAGGGCCAAAGGTGTCTTGGGTCGTCTTTTCCGGCTCGCTTTCCTGCTGCACTAAAAGGCTGGCAGGGATAGCCTCCAGTAAGGATGTCCACCTTTCCAGAAAACTTTGCCCAAGGGAAGGACTTGAGATCACTCCAGATCGGAGCCGCATCAAGTTGCCCGCCTTCCATTCGCGCAAGTAAGAGTTCGCAAGCGAAGGCTTCGATCTCCGCATAAGCGACTGTGCGCAAGCCTGGGCACACTCGTTTAAGTCCGAGGTCAATTCCCCCGTACCCAGAGCAAAGCGAGATATGAGTGACGGTAGTATCCACATTTTTTAATTTAAGGTCTTCCAAATTCGGCCTCATAGATGACCTCCAACTCTTTCTCCAGATGCTCGTCATTGGTGACCGTGTAATCCGCAATGATGTGCCGCTGTTCCGTTTCGGACGAGTGCTCCATCGGGGTAAGCCCGGGGCGGACGATGCGGACGATGATCCCGCCAACGGCGCGGATCGCTGCGGCCTCGTTGATGTAGCGGACGTCATCAATGATCAGCGGTCGGTCGGTCGGCATCAGGTCAACCCAGCATTGACGGTCGTACTCGCGGCCAATCGATCCGAGGTCCTGCAACAATTTGCGCCCCCGAGCGTCCTTTTCGCCGTTCCAGCCGATAGCCTTGGCGATTGATTTGATCTCCGCCGCGAAGGACCAGATCTCGCCGCGGGTCCGCAGCTTAAAACAGGTTGCCGCGTAGGTTTTGCCTGCGCCGGCAAGTCCGGTGATGCCGATGGTTTTTGCAAGGGTCATTTGTCTTCCTCCCATTTGCCCAGTGTCCGCAGGAATGCTTCTGCACGTTGGCTGGCTGTGGCAAATGTTGACTCATAACATGAATCAAACAATCGAGCGACGTAGTCTTCGGCTTGTTCTTTTGTTAGTCGCTGCTCCGCCTCATGCATGGCGTTTAGGTCCACTGTGTACCAGTCAACCGCAGTGCGCAGTCCTGGCGTGTTTGGCGGCGTTCCCATCAATCCAAATTCAGGGTGCACCACAAAGTCCGTCCACCCGCACGCCTCGGCAATCCGCTGGTTGATTTGTTCGTCGGTCATTTTGCCTCCTTTGCTGCTGCGATAAGATCGTCCGCATATTTGAGGGAAAATGCTGAAGCGTCTTTCGGCCATCCTCCGCCCGCAATAAACCCCTGCATCAACATCGCCGCAATCTCAAGCCGAGACGGTTCTGGGCGCGTTTCAGGCTTTAACGGTGACGCCAACAACTCATCGCGCTGAATCGCCGTACATTCCAGTGCCTTCTTGAGCCGCTTCAATTCGGCAACAGCGTCATCGCGCTCTTTTTCTGTGACGTTAATTTGCTTTAATATTTTGCAATAGTTTTCATAAAGCCCATCCGCTATTTTTCTTGAGCGTTCCGCGTGAGCCAGAGCTTCATCGCGTTCCTTCATTGCTTCCGCTAGTTTGTCGTGTTCACTCATTTCGCCTCCTCCCGCTCAATTGCCGTCTCAAGAATCTGCGCCTGACAATTTCGCAACTCTGCCAGTACCCGCAAAAAGCACAGGTACGCGCCGTCGTTGTCATCCTTGGCAAACTCGTCGAGCCAACAGCTGATCAGCGTTAATTCTCGGCGGAGTGCCGCTTCTGTGTTGTCGTGTTCGATCGTTTCTGTGTCGTGTTTCATGCTAATCCTTTCCGTTTCTTTTCGTGGTGTTCTGCGTGGTGTTTTCTGCAAAACCAGAGCACGTCGAGCGGTTTGCTGTAATCTTCGTGATGGCTTTCAGATTTTGTTTCTCCGCAAATGCTGCACGGTTCCTTCACAAGCACCTTTGCCCGCAAAGCCCTCGCAACTGCAAGGTGAGCCGCTCGCTTTTGTGGATGCCTTTGTTTAAAGGCTTGAGAGTGTTTTGTATTGTACCCTGGGGTCCTGTCTCGGATTTCCCGAATTCGCTTCTTATTGCATTCGCGGCATCGCGTTTCCAGTCCATCAAGATTTTTTCGGCTCAAAACGTAGTTGTCGATCGGAAGGCTTTCTTTGCAAATCTTGCATTTTTTGAATCCGTTTTCGGCCAAATATGACAAATCAGGAATCAGTCCGCCCCGACGGTTCCGCATTATTTCTTCTTTGGTTTTCATGCTTTGAAAGTCTCCATCCCATCCCGCATCAGGCGAAAGAAAAGCTCGGCGTCCATCGTCACAAGCCACGGCGTGCGGTTCTTTTTGTGCGCCACGATCCACGGCTTGCCGCCCCCGTCGCGCTTTGCTTGCTCCGTTGCCGCGATCAGGTTCAGCGATTCCACAAACTTCACCTCCTGGTGCAGCCCTTTTAACTCCTCCACCACTACATCCGGCGAGTCGGCCCCGCCGGCAAACTGCTGTCCACGGCGTGCCGTGAACCCGGCTGCGCGTAGTTCGTCGCGCCACATCCTTTCACCCCGAGCGCCTTTTTGTCTGCTGTTGATTTTTCCCATTTTAGTAATGCGCGTTTAACGGATGCGCGCCCCCCGGTGGGTGCCGTCTCTCCGGCTGTCACGCCACTTGCGGTGTGCGTTCACCACAGCGATTCATGGCCGCTGCCGACAGCTGTCTCTCCAGCTAGTCACACCACTAATCTAACCCGCTTTTAACAGATCAGACTCGACGGCATAAAGCCGGCGGCAGGTGTCGCTCGCCAATTGGCGGGTGTGGGGACGCTAGAAGGGAATGTCGTCCCCGTCAATGTCGTTCGCAGTCTTTTGTCCTGGCGTTTCCTCGGCAGGCTTTAAGAGCCCTTGCAGGTTCGCCAGCGGCAAAATCTTTGACCGCTCGTCGTCCTCCACCGGACCGATGTCCGCGATGTTCGCGTATTCGCGTCCAGGCGTCTTCATTGATGCCACCCGCTCGACGCGGATCTCGGCGCCGGCTCCCTTGAGTGATTGCGTATCAAATCCCGCCGCTGGCGCTTTGCCGCTCCAGCTTTTGATAAATTTGACCAGCGCCGCCTTTTCGTGCAGCGAGAGTTTCATGCTCTTGGATTTGACCACGTGGGGGCGCCCCTCGCGGTCCTTGAACCCAAAGTAGAACGTGGTCAAGTCCACAATCTCGGTATCTGAGCTTTCAAACTTCTGCCGCTCAACCCCAAGTTCGTCATGGACCTCGATGCAGGTTGCGATGAAGCGCCCTTTGGGTGGAGTTTCGGTTGATATGATTCGGCTGCGTGATCCGCCGCCGCTGTTTGCTGATAGAATCGCCATAATTAAATTTCTTCTAATGTTGTTACCGTTATTACTTTCTGAATCTTAAATCCTCTTGATTTTAACCAATTAATGCAATGCAAGTCGTACTGTTCTGGAGTTTGAATTTTTTCCACATTTTCAAACACGTTTAATTCGGATTGCGTAGGCTCTTGAGTGGAGTGGGCTTTTTTGCATGTATGCGCACCCCCTTGTGTTTCCCATTTTGTAATTTCTCGATGCGTAGGTTTGTAGCCTCTCCTGTATAGGGAACAAATATACTCAACCGGCAAATCTAATGCTTTGCAAAAGCAAAACAAACTTTTCCTTGATGGCGAAGTTTCGCCGTTTTTGAATTTGTTCCAAAATCCACGATGTAATCCGGCGCTTTCTGAAGCTCGAAAGCCGGGCAAATTAAGACTCCAAAGTTTCTCTTGCAGCACAGAAATTACTTCGGTTTCTGTTTTATTATAAAACTCATGCCATCTTGATCTTCTTTTTGTTTCCATTTTAATTTATTAATTCCCCACCTTTGAACCGGAAGCAGGTTAACCGGTCGAGTTTTAGGGTCTCGCAACCGACATTTTAGCCGCGGCCCGACGGTCAATCCGCATTTGCTCGTGACAGTCCAAACAGTATTTCGTGTTCGTTGTATTTCGCTGAAACTCGGTGCCGCACCGGAAGCACGCTCCGGTCGTGGTCTTCCGACGCCCAGGCTCTTTCTCCTTTAGGATTTCAAAAGGAAACCGCAAAAGTCCCTTCCGAAGTCCGTCCAGGACAATTCTATTTGCAAGGTCGTAATCAATCATTCCCGTTCCTCCAATCCGCTGAAATCCTCGGTGTCCGCAACAACGATCCCGTGGACCTCTCCAAAAGTTGCGTGTTTGATTGCCTCGAGTTGCAGGAAATAGCGATCGGCATTTGCCGCAATCCTCGCTTGCAGGACTGACTCCAGTTCCCGCTCTTTTTTAACCCGCGCCAGCTCGACCTCAAGCTGC